AATGCCAGCCAACGTACCTGACAAAAACGTGACGATCGTCGCCATTAACGAAATAAATTCTTTGTCGTTTGGTGCTTGTTCCATAGGTTGCGATATAAATAGCAAGCCGTAGACAAATCCGATTACTACTACGGCAAATACGACTGCTAGTAATACGCCGACGGTTACGACCATTCGAGCGTGTAACTCGTTTGGTGTGTATCTGTGCCGGCTCATGGTGTAATGCCGCAACGATCAGGCACGTTGCAGTTATCTAGCGTCATGTTTTTGACGCGCGATTTGACTGTGAGTGTGTTGTCGCGTGTTGTTTCGCAAGCGGTGAGCACAAGCAATATTGCCAAACTAGCCAAGTAGTGCGGCGGCTTCATCTGCAGTTAATCCAAGTTTGTCTAAAACGGCTTGTTTTGCTGCAGCTTTGGCTTCGATTGCGTCTGTTTCTGCTTGTGTTTCTGCTTTAGCCACAATTTGCCACGCCTTATATTCGGCCGCTTCATCTGCCGTCATTTCACGTTGTGTGCCGTTGTCGTTAATTTTTAATGCCATGATTTATACCGTCTTTGAGTATCCGTAAATTGCATAGTTACCTGTCCAAGTGCCGCTTAATGCTAATAGTTCTATTCCGTCAAACGCTGTCGAAGCTGACTGGTTTGAAGCGCGCATATTTAAGTTAAGACCGGTTGTGTAATTTGAATTATTTAACGATGTGTGCATTGTAAGCCGTGTCGGTATTGCTAATTGTGGGTTAAAAATATGAATAAGTGACGAACTTTCCGCACCTACAGATTGTTGAATGCGAATGTTTACTTGTGATGTAACTCTTGCACCTGTAATAGTTGTGTCGTCTACGATTAGTTGTTGCGTGTTGTAACCTGTCGCCGTCGAAACCCCACCAGCCCGCAACCTGATACACAACTGATCTGCGCTAGTTGTAAAATTAACTAACAATAAATAATTTGTATAAGAGCTAGTAAAAATACTGTCAGCGGTTGCGCTTGCCGCCGCGCTGACCGCTGTTTCTGCTTTCACACAAACAAGACCGCTAGTGCTTGCAAGTGCCTGCCATGCTGCGCCGTCATAATATTGCGTCGTGTTAGTCGCTTCAATGTAAGCAAATTGACCCTCAGCCAAAGTTTTTTCACCCGTGCCACCAAACGCCGCATCACGCGTAACAGTCGTTGCAAAAACAGGTATGCCCGTATTTATTTCGGTTTGTTGCGCGGCCGTCAAAACTTGCCCGGCTGTAAAAACTGGTACTGATGTCTGTGCGTTTGCGCCCATGATTGCCTACTTTACCCTAGAACGTTGTCAGCGTTGATGATACCAAACGAGGTGTCGTCAAGAATTAACTCGTAAACAACAATGGTTGGTGATGTGTAATAAGTGACGCTATGCCCTGCGTTTACGCTGATCGTATGTTCAATGCCCTCGACTGCCAGTTCTTGTGCCAACTCGGTAGTTGTCACGCCTGACACAAAAGATTTTTCAATTGTGATCGTGTCGCCTACGTCAATTACAGCCACCGCGTCACGTTGCGCGCTAGTCAACAAAGCAAACGACGTGGCTAGTGACGTGTACCGTGCCTCAGGTTCAGGGTCAAGCAAATAGATTGCTAAGTCAAGCGCCGCTGTGTCGTTATGCAAAAGGCTGTTAGTGATGCTGTAAGTCTGCACAAAATATTTTGCCTGACTACCAGCGTCGTCAGCGACCTGCGGATTGTTACTGCCAAGTATCTGCACGACTGCACGGTTAGTTACTTGATCGGCTTCAAAAGTTATGCCTACGCCGTTGTACGGAATGTTTGTGCCGTCGTCATGAAAGTCTGCTACCGACGGTGTGAGCGTTGTGCCTAGTCGAGCGTCAAAAACTAGGTCACCCGTACGTGACATGAACAGGCGACCCTGCTCAGCGACGTTGACGTTAGACAAATAGCCCAGCACGTTTGTGCCCTGCGGAATTGTAAACGCCGCTGCACCGCCAAGCGTCTGAGTGCCTGTAGCAATATCGCGCGTTAACGCTGGGAACGCAACCTCAGGGCGATCTAGTACCGCCGTGACTCGAGCGCTGCTCAATTCTTCGCTGACGTTAAATTCGTCTAAATATGTTTGTGCTAACAAATAGAAATCGTCTGCACAAAACACGGTTACGGTGTCAAGACCGCCAAGCGCAAAGTTGTAGTCATAGTTTACGATTACGCCGACAAACAAATATTCTTTGACGTTTGTTGCGCTGTAACGCGATAGGCGCACTCGACGCATAGGTGCAAGACCCGGTTGGCTAAGCGGTGTGTCGTAATACGGCGACTGCGTATCAAACGGGTTAAAAATACCTGCCGTGTCAAGCATCGTAAACGACATAGTGCCAGCACTAAATTGGTCGCCCTGATCGCGACGGCCGCGCCTGACTGTGATGCTGTTAACGCCATCAAGCACGCTCGCAAAATCCGTTGTACCGTTCAACACGTAGGTTGTGTTATCTAGCAAACCTGCAACTGGGTCGTCAAGCAAAAATGCGTCTTGCACAAACCCTGTGTCAATCTCTAGGTCATAGTTGCCACTAGCAACAACGGCTGTACCTGCCATTACGACGCAATCTGTAAGTCGAGTGGCCCGTTAGTGCGCTGGTAGGCCAACAAACTGTTCAACACGCTTTGCCCGATCTCGGCGCTAGTTGACATACCGCCAGTCACGTTTATTGTTACGCCACCGCTACCACGCGCTGCAATGCGCTCAGCCATGCCAAACGTTGTTAGACCGCCTTGTATGGTCATCAAATCGCCGCCGCCACCAACACCGCCGCCACCACCGCCGCCACCGGCACGACCGCCACCGCCAATACCGCCACCGCCAACGATCGGCGACACCAAACCCGGCATAGTCAAACCTGCTTCTCGAGCCATACGATCAGCCGTGCGCGTATCGGTCGTAACAGGTGTTGCACCGCCACCGCCGCCGCCTACACGACCAAGGCTAATTTCAGACATTTTTGGTATGTCTTTGAACGGGTTGATCAAATTCATTCCGTCAATAATTTTGTTAGTCATTCGTACGTGCGCATTAGCGACCATTTCAAAACCAGCAATTAAACTATTTAATACAAAATTTACGCCGTTTCTAAACGTTTCAAATTTTGTGTACGCAACTGCAAGACCAGTAACAAGCGCGGCAATACCAACCGCAATCAACGTAAACGGGTTGGCTGCCATTGCAAAATTAACTGCCAAAATAGCGGTCGCAATACCAGCGATCGTGCCAGCAACAATTTTGAACGCTTTAGGGTTTTCAACTGCCCACGTTGCAAACGCTTTTAACGGCGGCAAAATAGCCTGCACAACTGGTAACAAACCTTTGCCGATCTCAATTTGCAAATTTTGTAATTGTGCTTTTAATATGCGTTGGCTGTTTGCTAAACCGTCGCTAGTTCTACCAAAGTCGCCTTGTGCTGCAGTTGTTTGTTCGTAAATAACTTTTTGCGCTGCCAGTATTTTTTGTTGTGCCGTTAACGCACCGTTGCCGTCATAAATACCAAGCGACAACGCCGCAGTTTTTAATGTTGCGTCGTTTAACAAAATACCAAATTTGCGTAACGGCTCTGCCTCGCCTCGAAGCGCTGCACCTATTGCGTTGACAGCTTCCTCAGGGCTTGTATTATTAAATGAAGCAAGGTCTGACGCAAGCGCCGTAAAATCGTTGCTGAATTTTGCAAGTTCTATACCCCCTAAACCAGCCGCCTTACCAAAAGTGCCGAACGTACCAGCAGCCTGTAAAACAGCATTTTGTGATTGACCTAACGCGGTCGCCGCGGTCTTAGCAAAATTCTCAATTTCTTTTGCACCTTCACCAAAGATTACGTTGACTTTGCTTAAATTTTCTTCAAGGTCTGACGCTGCCGATATTGCTGGGCCTGCTGCTGCCGCCAAACCTGCAAGCGCTGCCGCCGCTGGTATTGCCGCTTTCTTGATTGCAAACTGTGCTTTTTCGCCTGCGGTCTCAAGTTGCTTAAATTCTTTAATTGCTTTGTCAATGCCCTTGCCGTCAAACTCGCTGACAATAGGTATGGATAGTGCCATGTCTATAACTCGCTTTGCACCGTACGCATAGTTTTAGCAATCATTTTTGTCATCTCTGCTTCGATATTGCGACGCGCTTTATACACCGCAGGCCCGATCAGTCGAGTGCGACCAGCGCCAACAAACCCAAGCGCATTACCTAACTTGTTTGCGTTTGCGCGACCTGCCGTTTCAAACACGGCTGCCGCAACATCTTTTTGTTCTATAAGTATTACGCCGACGGCGTTACGTCGCGTGTCAAACCGCATCTTGACCCCGTTGGCTGCCTTGCTTGGTACGAACGGGAATATTTTGCGGGCGTTTTGTGTCCACGCATAACGCATACCTGATAACGGCAAATCTTTGTAAACGGCTTTGCCTGCGTTAATTGCTGGTTGGGCGATCGCGGTTGCGTCTGCCTTAAAATCTTTTTGCAATTGCGGGTCAATTTTACGCAACGAGTTGATTGTCTGTTTAACCCCGACGACTTCAATAGTTGTTGATGCTGGCATTGCGCTACCTCTTTTGCTTATTTAATAGCGTAATCACCGTTACTAGGTCACGCGTGTCAAACTCGATTGTCGTAGGCCAGTACCCTGTTGCAACTAATAACTCGGCTAGTTGCCGTCGGTAACTGCCTACGCCGTAGGGTTTGGGTCTGTCTCGTCAATCGCCTCAATGGTCATGTTCGGGTTTGCTTTAACCCAATCGCGGTATGTTGCTGGCATTGTTTGACCGCTAAGTTTTAGCAAGTTGTACGCCCAGCAAACTAGATCGGTGTAGCCGATACCTTTGCCGTCACTAATTTTGCGACCCTCAGTTTTTTCCCACTCGCATATCACAAACATATTCGTTGTAACTTCGATTGGCGTTGTGCCGTCGTTTAGATCAACTTTTAGTTTTAATCGCATTGCCTATTCCTGTTCTCGGCCAGTAATGGCACGGTTTATGGGTTGGTTGTATCGACTGTTAATGCGCCGCCTTGAAATACGACATCATAGGTTGATAACTCGCCAAGTGACGCGTTGATGACTGGCAGACTTTCTAAATAGCAATCAGTCAAAACAAACTTTGGGTTTGTTGCGCTATCTACTGCCGATGTCGGTTTAAGTGTCACCGTCGTTTTTGCGCCGATCAAATTGAACAAAGTCGCGTAAGTCTCAGTTGCGGCAAAACTCGCATACAAAGTCAATGTCACTTCGTTGTTAACTAATCCCGCTGTGTAACTGCGTGAGTTTGTGCCGAACGCGGTGTCTTCGAGAGCCTCGACCAAATAGGTCAGGGTTGCTGACGTACACATATCGGATAGATCAACGCCGTTGATCGTCAATACCGGGTTTGATAAGTAAGTTGCGCTAGCCATGTAATTACTCCTTAGGTGTCTGTATTAGTTTTACCATAACGGCTGTGTGTTTGTGTGCATTACGCGG